CACTATGCGTCATCCATCAAGATGCGTCCTTTCATGCAACGCTTCATGCACAAGCGTTTCATTCAGGGTGATGCCAAGAATCCTAACCGCTACGTCAAAAGCGTAATGGCAGATACACTTGACATTGACTTGAAGGACAACAACGGTGGGTTTAACTGCGGTAAACCTGCTGGCTTCATCAAAGATTGGGCGGCATTGCCTAAGTCACAACAGGACTTGCTAAAGTCTATCAAGCGAGTGCGTGTCGTATTTGGTGAGGTTGAGTTGGTTAATCCTACCAATGAAAAGGGTGAGCCTGTAAAGGTAGCACCTACACCCTTCATCTGGGAGATTGACAACCGTGATGCTTTCAAAGAAATTGGCAGTAGCTTTACTACTCTAGCTAAGATGCAACGCTTGCCTATCCAGCACATCATCACTGCTAATACCGATGAACGCACAATACCTACAGGTGCAAAGTACTACGTGCCTGTGGCATCACTAGATGTTACCACCGTAATCGAACTGACCGATACTGACCAAGTATTGTTTGGTGACTTCATGTCGTGGGTTGATAACTACAACAACTACATCATCAATGCGTGGGCAGAGAAAGCCAATGCAAAAATGGAAGATGATGACATTGATGTAGTCGATGACTTAGTTGACATTGAAGTAGAAGAAGAGGTAGCATAATGCATCACCGCGCTGAAATTGCACTCCATCAATACATGGAAGACGCAGTGCAAGGTAAAACAGAAATGTCAGAGGAGACAATCGAACAAGTCTCTTATGACGTTGCTGAAGCACTGCATAAGCAGTTTGGTAGCGGTAAAAAGCGGGGCGATTTTAAGTTACGCATGTCTAATGTGGGTCGCCCCACTTGCCAACTTTGGTACGAAAAGAACAAGCCAGAGGTAGCATTACCGAAGCCGACTACATTCATAATGAATATGATGCTTGGAGATATTGTGGAAGCAGTATTCAAAGGGTTATTAAGAGAAGCGGGGGTAAGATATGAAGAACCTGAACACGTTACTTTGGAGTTGGATGGTACATCCGTTAACGGAACATATGATATTGTTATTGATGGTGCTGTCGATGACGTAAAGTCTGCGTCACACTGGTCATACACAAACAAGTTTGAATCATATGACAAGTTAGCTAGTGGTGATGGGTTCGGTTATGTAGGACAGCTTGCTGGCTATGCTAAAGCATCTGGTAAAGATGTTGGTGGCTGGTGGGTAGTCAACAAAGCTAATGGGCAGTTTAAGTATGTCCCAGCATCGGGTCTTGACCTTGATACAGAAATAGCTAAAATACAAGAAACGGCTGACACAGTAAAGGAGAATAAGTTTGAAAAGTGTTTTCAACCAGTACCAGAGACATTTAGAGGAAAGGAGACGGGCAATAAAGTACTTAACGATGGTTGTCGGTTTTGTAGTTTTCGCATGGATTGTTGGGATAATCTAACAGAACGCCCAGCAGTAATGTCGAAAGCCAAAGTGCCACCAATTACATCATACATAGGAGATGTAGTTGTACCATAAGGCATGGAGAGCCGCACGTAAATATGGGTATCGTAGTGGGCTAGAGTTGACCATAGCAGAAAAGCTAAAGACAGATAAGGTATCATTCAGATACGAAGCTGTTAAGATTGAATGGCAAGACCTAGCCTACCGTACCTATACGCCTGATATAATACTTGACAATGGTATTATAATTGAGGTAAAAGGTAGGTTCATGGCGGCAGACAGACGCAAGCATATTGAAGTTAAGAAACAACATCCTAACTTAGATATAAGGTTTGTGTTTGAGAACAGCCGTAGTAAAATACGTAAGGGGGCAAAGTCAACATATGGTGACTGGTGTACAAAGAATGGTTTTAGATACTATGACAGGATCATTCCAGAAGATTGGTTAAAAGAAAAAGGAAAAGATAAACACCCTGACTTTATTAGTCACCCAAGTTCAACAGTGAAGAGGAGAACCAAGAAATGAAAAAAGAAGAACTAATAGAAAAGATTGAAGATGAAGATTTCATAATACGGGTAAGACCTTTTGCTGATGATAATGGTGAGTGGAGTGGAGAAATAGACATCTCAATCATGGCATTCCCTAACAATCCTATGGATGATGAAGACTATGGGAATGTCATGCACTTCTGCAAGATGATGTGTGCTACTGTACCTATTATGGAACAGGAAGAAAGCATACGTAATATTGTACATGAATATGTAATGAAAGTTATTGACAACGAGATGGATATTGATGTAGAACTTGAAGAAGAGATGGGCGTTGAAAAGCAATATGATGGCAATGTAGTTCATCTTAACTTTAACACAAAGACAGGAGGTTCCGCATGAGACATGAAGCATATATGAAACAAGCCGCAGTGGATATGGTCAATAACCCAGAACATTACAATCAGTCTGGCATTGAGTGTATTGCCGCTATACAGGCGGCACTAGGTCCAAACTTCAAGTACTACTTACAGGGTAACATAATGAAATATATGTGGCGTTTTGACTACAAGGGTAAGCCACTAGAAGACCTACAGAAAGCACAATGGTACTTGAATACATTGCTAGAAGATGTGGCGGCTAGTGATGAGAGTTAAAGTATTTATCAACATTGATGTAGATGAAGAAGAATATCCTATCCCTGCTGATGGTATGGTGGGGGAAGAGATAGAGGATGGCATACGTGAATACTTCTATGACGTAGACGGTGCTGATATTAGAACAATACGAACAGTAACGGAGTGAGATATGAACAATTATTTACCAACAGACTACCAGAACTTTATCGCGCTATCACGGTATGCCCGATGGAAAGAAGATGAACAACGCCGTGAGACATGGGGTGAGACAGTAGAACGATACTTTGATTACATGAAGAATCACCTGTACTCTACCTGCAATTATGTATTGGATGATGGCCTACGCAGTGAACTAGAGCAAGCCGTACTGAACCAAGACATCATGCCTAGCATGAGAGCCTTGATGACATCTGGCCCTGCACTAGACCGTTGCCACGTAGGGGCATACAACTGCTCATACGTCCCTGTGGATAGCCCTAGAGCATTTGATGAGACTATGTACATCCTAATGTGTGGCACAGGTGTAGGCTTCTCTGTGGAGAGACACAACATAGAGAAGATGCCTACAGTTAATGAAGACATGCACCTTACAGATACAGTAATCAAGGTAGGTGATAGCAGACCCGGATGGGCTAAGTCACTACGTGAATTGATTGCTATGCTGTATGCTGGTCAAGTACCTAAGTGGGACGTGTCACAAGTACGTGCCGCAGGTGAGAGACTCAAGACATTCGGTGGTAGAGCATCAGGCCCAGAGCCATTGGAAGAACTATTTCAGTTCGTCATTGACAAGTTTAGGGGTGCGGCAGGTCGTAAGCTGTTCCCTATTGAATGTCACGACATCATGTGTAAGATTGGTGAGGTTGTTGTAGTCGGTGGTGTACGCCGTAGTGCATTGATTTCATTGTCTAATCTTAATGATGACCAGATGGCACACGCTAAATCAGGTATGTGGTGGGAGAATGAAGGGCAACGTGCGTTGGCTAACAACTCTGTAGCGTACAAGGGCAAGCCTGAGATGGGTACATTCATGCGTGAGTGGGTGTCACTGTACGAGAGTAAGTCAGGTGAACGTGGTATCTTCAACCGTAAGTCAGCACAAGTACAGGCCGCTAAGAATGGCAGACGTGATGCTGACCATGACTTCGGTTGCAACCCTTGCAGTGAGATAATCCTACGCCCATATCAGTTCTGTAATCTGTCAGAGGTAGTGGCACGTGCTGGTGATACAGAAAAGACACTAGCTACTAAAGTAGGCTTGGCTACAATCTTGGGTACATTCCAGTCAACACTGACTGACTTCAAGTACCTGCGTAACATCTGGAAGAAGAACACAGAGGAAGAAAGACTGTTGGGTGTATCACTTACTGGTATCATGGACAATGAACTGCTGTCAGGTAACAGTGCCACACTAGGCACAAACATTAGTTCTACACTTGAATTGCTACGTGAGGTAGCTGTAGAAACTAACAAAGGTATGGCTAAAAAGCTAGGTATCCCACGGTCAACAGCAATCACCTGTGTGAAGCCTAGTGGTACAGTGTCACAGCTTGTAGACAGTGCCAGTGGCATTCATGCAAGGCACAATGCACACTACATCCGTACTGTACGTGGTGATAATAAAGACCCACTAACACAGTTCCTTACGTCACAAGGTATCCCTGCAGAGGCAGATGTTATGAAGCCTGAATCTACTACAGTATTCAGCTTCCCTATGGCATCACCACGAGGTGCAGTGACACGTACAATCTTGACAGCTATTGAACAGCTAGAGTTGTGGCTTACCTACCAGCGTCACTGGTGTGAACACAAGCCTAGCGTAACAATCTCTGTGAAGGAAAATGAATGGATGGACGTAGGTGCTTGGGTGTACAAACACTTTGATGAAGTGTCAGGCATCAGCTTCCTACCATTCAGTGACCATACATACAAGCAAGCACCATATCAGGACTGTACAGAAGACGAGTATGATGCTATGCTGGCACAGATGCCTACGAGTGTAGACTGGTCACTGCTACAGGAGTTTGAGAAGGAAGATACAACATCAGGTGGACGTGAGTTAGCGTGTACTGCAGATGCTTGTGAAATAGTTGACTTAAACGCCGCATAAAAAAGGAGTTGACACATGAGAGAACAAATGTTAGAAGTACTACGTAAGCATGCACAGGCTAATATAGCACTGCATGTTGCTAATATAGAATGTTACTTGCGTAATCCTGTAGGGATTGGAGAACATTCAGACATAATGGAAGCGATGCAAGGTGAACTGGATAAAATTGCATCGCATGAAGATAGACTTGACATCCTAAACAATTACTTTAATGAGTAAAGAGTTGATATGGAAACGGGGTGATGGTTGGTTAATACACAACCCACCCCGCAAGTCGGAACAGTGGGACGAATGGCAGAAACTTAAACAGAAACAGCAAGAGAAGGAGAAGCAAAATGATACTGGAACAATTCAAGGTAAAAGAAAAGACTGATCTACAGACTTACACAAGGGAAGAGCCACGTTTTGAAGATGGTGAATGGTGGTATATACGTCCTAACGGAAAGCGTGAACGAGTAGAATCACATGCTCGTAAGAATACCACTCGCATGTTTGTTAATGGTAAGTACATTCCTAAGTCACATCCACTACACAAACCGGGTAGTTACAAAGCACTTGATGATGCGTGGTCTCATAATCAAATTGAAAGTGTTGCAGAAGGGGAAGTGTATGCAGTAATGAATACTGCATGGCCTGAATGGGTTAAGGTAGGTAAAGCAGTAGATGCAGATGACCGATGTAAAGGCTATCAAACATCGTCACCTTATCGTGACTACAGTGTTGTAGCACGTATGTCTACAGACAATAGACATAGCATGGAAAAAGAAATGCATCGCACATTCCAGCATTTCTCTACGGAAAGACGTGGTGAGTGGTTCAAGATTGATAAACTTACAGCAATTAAACTTTTCAACTACAAGATACAGGAGAATGAAGTTGAGGCGTAATGGACTAACTAAGTACGATGCCCCACTAAAGATTCAATACCAGTGGGGCTTCGATGCCTTTATGAAGGGCAAGACCCTGAAGTCAAAGAAGGGTAAGTTCTACATAGGTGACAGCGGCATTGACCACAATACAATGCAGCATCGTGAATGGCTACGT